CGCCCCTCGCCAGCCTGTCTCGGGACCAGCTGATCCGCGAGCTTGACCGGTTGCGCGGGCTGGTCAGCCTTGGTCTGGTCCCCTAAGCCTCTGGTCCCGCTCGCTTTTCCCCGCCCTAGCATAGGGAGGGCCATTGGTCCTGCTGGTCCGGGACCGCGACGCCACCGGGCTTACCGCCCCCTCCCGGGGGTCCCGGCCGCGCGCGTTGAACCCATGACCCATTTTCATATGAAATTCGCGTCCCCTCAACTTTCGTTACGCTGCTGCACTGCGTATGAAATTCGCGTCCCCTCAACTTTCGTTACGTTGCTGCACTGCGTGAGTAGCCCGGGTATTTGCACTTTGTCTCTCGCTGTGTGTAGTGTCTCACTACACGGTGGGGGAGACAAATGTCGACCACCTTGAAGCCTCGCACGACGGCTCCACGGGCACCCGCACCTGCGCCTCCGGTGCGGCAGTTCTCGTTCACCGATTTCCAGGTGGCGAACCCAGCTGCGCCACCGCCCGGCGATCGGCTGGATGCCGAGTTCGACCGCGCCGATAACGCCATCGCCGATGTCATTGACTGGACTGGCACAAGCCTCAATACCGATGGTTCGATCCGCGACGGCGCGATCGGCCAGAACCAGCTGCTGCCCGGCCTTTTCGCGGACATCTCGGGCGACATCATCGCCGATGTCCAGCCCCTGGTCGACGATGCCCAGGCGTTCGCCGATGCCGCTGCCGCCTCGGCCCTGACCGCGTCCGACGCCGCCACCACCGCGCAGAACCAGGCCACCGCGGCGGCTGGATCGGCCACCAACGCCGAAGTCGCCGCGATGACCGCCTCGGGTGCCGCCGCAGCCGCCCTCGACGAGCAACTGGCGGCGCAAACCGCGGCCACCAACGCCGTCAACGCCGATAATCACGCCACCGGCGAGGCTGCGCTGTGCATCGATTATGGCGTCGTGACGCAGGCTTGGGCCGAGCACATGCCCGACCCTATCCCGCCCAACATCCTCGCCGTGATGGGTGTCACCGGCGATCATTGGTCTTCGCGCTGGTGGGCGAACCAGGCTGCCCAGGCTTTCGGGGCGATGACCTCGCTCTATCTTGGCGCGTTCCATGGTCCGCCCACGTCCACGCCGACTGGAGACCCGATCCCCGTAGGCGCCATCTATTACGATCTCGACGTGCCCGGCATGTTCGTCTGGAATGGCACCCACTGGGTGCCGATGATCGGTCCAGGCAAGTCACTGACCATCAGTCTCGCGTATACCGCCACCGCCGGGCAGACCACGCTCGTTCTCACCTCGTCCGATCTCAATGGCAAGAACTACGCGCTGAACGCGACTGATCCCGAGCCGATTGAGGTCTATCTCAACGGCGTGCGGTCGTGGGGCGGCACATCAGGCGATTACACCGTCAATGCAGCGACATCGACCATCACTTTCGCCGCCGGCCTTCTTCTGGGCACGCTGATTATTGTTGATATACTTGCGCCGCTCTCACATCTGGCACCTGGCCGCGTCACCACGGTCGGCTTGCTGGATTTCAACATCGATCCGACCACCGGCACTCCCGGCCAGATCGACGGCACGCGGGTCACCTTTCCGCTCGCCAAGGCATCTGATCATTCCTCGGTGTCGGTTGCTTCCGCGACCGAGCTGCAAGTCGTACTCGCCGGCGTCATCCAACAGCCTGGCGCCGATTACAACACCAGCACGACCACCATCACCTTCGGCGAACCACCCACACCCGGTGATCGTGCCTGGGCGCTGTGGTTCTCGCCCGGCGGATAGAGCCAGATGTCGCGCAATTTCAACTTCAGCCAGGCGGCGAACAATGGCGTGACGGTCCTGCCGGACCTCAATCTCGGCCTGCCCGCCGTGGGCAACGTGCTCTCCGTCAAAGCCACCACCGGCGGCATCGTGACCACCGCGTTTACCGTGCCCGCCAGCGCCGCGCCTGCCGTTTCCTCGTTCAACACGCGCACCGGCGCGGTGACCTTGAACTCGGCCGATGTGACCACGGCCCTCACGTTCACCCCATACAACGCGACCAACCCCCTCGGGTATCAGACCGCCTCACAGGTCTCGACCGCGCTTGCGAGCTACCTCCCACTGGGCGGCGGCACTCTGACCGGACCGCTCGTGCTCTCGGGATTGCCCTCTGGTGGCAACGACGCGGCCAGCAAGACGTATGTAGATACAAAAGCGGCGTCGAGCGGGGTCACCTCGTTCAATTCACGCGCCGGCGCCGTGACCCTGTCCTCGGCGGACGTGACCGGGGCGCTGACTTTCACGCCCTACAACGCTACCAACCCGGCGAATTACACCACCAAGACCTATGTCGACGGCGCTATTGCCGCGATCCCCGCGCCGCCTGCCGCGCGCAACCTTGCCAAGCTTCAGGCGCAGTGGGTGACCGGCGCGGTCGTTGCAAATGATACAGTTTATCTCGCATACGACGCGCCCTATGGCGGCACGATCAACGCGCTGACCTACTTTACCGGCAACGGCAGCTTCACCGTTGCGGTCCAGATCAACGGTGTCTCGGTGACCGGCCTCGGCGCCGTCGCCATTTCGTCCGCTACACCCGCGACCACCAACGCCACCGCGTTGAACACCTTCTCTTCGGGCGCGCGGATCACGGCGGTGATCACGGCAGCGACCGGTTCGCCGACCGATGCGTTGCTGTCGCTCGCTGTGACCTGGAGTTAGCGCGATGGCATACATCTTCGGTGATAGCTACGATCTGTACGCGACAATCGGTGATTGCCTTGTAGGGTACTGGGACACCGGTACCGTAGGTACTGCTGCGCTTGCGGCAGGACGGTTCACCGGTAGCCAGACACTGCAAATGGCCGGCGCCCCGTGTAATTTTACCAAAAGCAGCAACGTCAACGACGTGGTTCATCATCTCGTGGTGGCGTTTCGCCAAACGGCTGTACTAAGTGGTGCGACGTTGGGTGGCTACCTGCAACTGCTCGATGGCGTCACTGGGCAATGTTGCGTCGTGTTTCGCCAAGATGGTGCAATCCTGCTAACCTCAGGCACACCGGGCGGCACGATATTGGATACTTATACTGGTGCCGTGATTGCCGCAAATACCTGGACTGCATTCGAGATCGAGATCGTCATCAACAACACGACCGGTAGCTGGGCGGTGCGTAAAAATGGGAACACCAGCAACGACCACGCGCTGGGCAGCCTGAACACACGCGTTTCTGCGAACAACTACGCTAACAAGCTGACGATTGGCATGAATGGCACGGTCAACGCGACACATATGGACGACCTGCTCTGGCGCAGCGACGCAGCCTCCGTGCCGTGGGTCGGCGACATCCGCTGCTATGCCCGGATGCCAGCGAGCGATGCCAGCGTGCAGTTCTCGCGGTCGCCGGCTTCGGTTACTGTGGCACAAAACGTAGCAGCATCCGGTACAGTCTCTAAAGCGGCAAACGCCGGTTTGATGTCGGCTTTCACCGCTACTTATAGCGGCACGATTGCAACGGGCACGATATCGGTCAGTACCGGCGGAACCGGGAACATGAAAGCGGCGATCTATGATGCAACCAGGACGACGGTCCTGGCGACATCTAACGCTGTGGTCAATCCAGTGACCGGGTCTAACGCGATAACATTCGGAACGCCGGCTGCCGTTACTCGCGGTGTGACCTATTATCTGGCGGTGGACCAGGACTTTACGGTTGTTTACAACGCAGCGAACAGCAGTGCCAGCAACTCGTCATTCACCACGACGTATGCCAGTTTCCCGGCCGCAAGTCCCGCCCTAACAACGCCATCCCAAGGAACCGCCTGCACCGTCAACATCACGCCGACCGTCAGCGCCGAGTTCGTCAACGAGACGCTACAGGACGGCACCACGTCCTACGTCTACGACGCCACGGTCGGGCACAACGATTTCTATAATATCGCCGCCATCGCCTCGACGCCGGTCGCCACGATCGCGGTCACCACGCGCGGCTTCACGGAGAAGTCTGACGCAGGCACGCGCACCGCCGCGGTGCAGCTCAAATCAGGCGGCGCGACGGTGGCCGCGCCGACGCTTACGCTGGCCTCCAGCTGGTTGTGGGCGTGGCGCACTGACCTGACCGATCCGAATACGGGTGCGGCGTGGACGCCGGCGGCGGTGAATAATGCCCAGATCGGCCCGACCGTGGTGAGCTGAGCAATGACAACGACCTGGAGTACGACCGACAAGAGCGCGGCATGCACGCTCAGCGGCGGCAACCTTGTCGCGAGCTTCCCCAGCGCATCTCTTGGCGTGCGCAGCATCGACCGGGTCTACAGCGGCAAGTACTACTGGGAAGTCACCTTCACAACGGCATCCAACCTTTCGATCGGTATCTGTCCGGGTGGCGCCAATCTCGCGACCCTTGCCTCTGGCACCGCTACCGCCCAAAGCGTGATCGTCACTAGCGGCGGCACCAGCTTTATGGGCGCCACTTCGCTCGGAAGCATCGGCGGCACCTTCGGTAACGGCTGGGTCTTGTGCGTCGCCCTCGACGCGACCAACGGCATTGTCTGGTTCAGGAACGGCGCGGCAGGGAACTGGGACGGCAACGCTGCACACAACCCAGCGACCGGCGCCGGCGGGAACAATTTTGTACCAATCGGTGCTCCTCCGGGTTTTGGGGTCTATGCCTGCGCGAACGGCGGCGGTGGTGGTGGTGTAGCCACCGCCAACTTCGGTGCATCCGGTTTCACAGGAGCCGTGCCGTCCGGATTTACCAGCGGTTTCCCCGACAGCACTACGCCGGTCACCAACGCGGTCGACACACAGGTCACCCTGGAGCACTGGCTCACCACCAACCCCGACGCACAGGTCACCCAGGTCGCGCTCGAGCACTGGGCCACGGTCACTGGCACCGGCGTACAAGCCATCGCCACGCAGATCGCGCTGGAACACTGGGCCAGTGTCGCGAACGTCCCGACCTCGATCAACGGCCCCATGATCACGATGATCGGATAGCGAAAAGCCATGACTTCGCGCGTCCAGAGCCAGCATCTCACCACCACCGGCACTACTCCCGGCAGCGGTACTCGCCCGCCCGGCGAACTCTGGGTGAACTTTGCGGACTACCACTTCGGCATGATCAATCAGGCGCAGGCCCCGGTCGATCTCCTGCCCATCCACGTCTATGTCCCGACCGCTGGTTACGGCACCGGCGACATCGTGGTGAACGGCACTCAGCTCCTGCAAGCGCGCACGCCACTCACGCCGCATTCCTTCGTCGCCGGTGAGTGGAACGTCTTCCAGACCACCGTGCAGCTCGATGCGCGCTACGACGCCCGCTATGACGCGCGCTACCTCCAGCTCACTGGTGGAACCTTAACCGGTTTGCTCACCTTATCTGGTCCACCCACCGCGCCACTGCACGCGGCAACGAAGGCTTACGCCGAGAGCTACGCCGACACCCACGGCGTGCAGACATTCAACGGTCGCAGCGGCGCGATCACGCTCACCACGGCGGATGTGACGGCAGTTGCCGATGCAACCTACGTCAACGTGGCCGGCGACACGATCACTGGTTCTCTCACTATCAACGGCAATCAGTTTGTCGGCGGCGTGATGAATGTCGGGGGCAACGGCATCCTCTACAGTGCTCTTGGTCCCAACCGCTTCTCGTTCGGCTGGGATGGCTCGTTCATTGTCGGACACGTCGAGGGCAGCGGTTATGTGGCGCAACTAGCAAATGTCGGCTGGGTGCAGGGCAACTATTACGCGGCCGGCACATCGGACGCGCGCTACCTATACAAGACCGGGGACGCCTGCACTGGCAGTCTGAACGTCAACGGCAACCTCAGCACAGAGGGTACGCTCTACGGCCAGATCGGTCGCGTCTTGTCGGTCAACGCGGGGAACAACCCTGCCATGGCCATGTATAATACCACCGTCAGCTACGCAGGCGGCTTTTGGATCGCCGGAGCTGGCGCCGTTCAGTTCGGCGCTACCGATGGTAATGGCGTTCCGGTCAGCACTCACGGCTATCTCAGCGCCAGCACCTTGGGGTTCTATACGAGTGGTTCGGTCTCGATTGCGATCAATGGCGGCGCGAACACACTCTGCTACGGCAATGCTTCAAACTTCAACGTGCCCGGCAATGCGTGGAAGCCCGGCGGCGGTGTATGGGCTGACAGTTCAGATGCCCGCATCAAGACCGTGATCGATGGCTATTACAGCGGGCTGGATGCCATCCTGGCGCTGCGTCCGGTGCGCTACACGTTCAAGAATAACTGGCATCGTGGCGACGATATGCCGCCGCCTCACGAGGGCGTGGACGGCGCGCAGGAGTTCATCGGCCTTGTCGCGCAGGAAGCCGAGATCCCGATGCCCGAGATGGTCAGCAAGATCAGCGCCATCATTGACGGCGTGCCGGTAGACGATCTGCGCACGCTCGATATGACTGCGCTGTCGCTGGCGCTGATCAACGCCGTCAAGGAGCTGGCCCAGCGCATTGCTATTCTGGAGGCCAAAGGGGACACGCCATGAGCGATACCGTCATCGACAACCCACCCTATGAGCCGCCGCCTGGTGGCGCCGATGTCGCGCCTCCCGTGGTCCTTGAGGACCCGCCGGACCCGGAGGTGGTGGCGCTGATCGAGGACACCGCGTTGCCGCCCGATCCGCGTGATCCGCCGGATGAGCCGATGGCACCGATTGATCCGCCCACCAACGTCGATGCCCCGGCGATCCTGGGCGTCGGCACGGTGGGGGAGGTCCTGTCCTGCACGATGGGCAACTGGACCGGCGAGCCGACCTCGTATGTCTATCAGTGGGCGACCGATGGGCCGGTCGGTGTCGGTGGCGACACCTACCTCATCGCCGACACCGATGCCGGCAAGGACATCACCTGCACGGTCACTGCCTTCAACGCGGCGGGTTCGGCTGAGAGCACGTCGAATGCTGTCTCCGTGCCGCCCGCCGCGGTGAGGGAAGCGTGATGGCGCAGCCCCCTGTCGCCTTTGCGCCGCCGAAGACTGTGCCGGTGTTCCGCGTGCAGAAGTCTGCTTGGCGCGACTACCTGCTGAGCGGCGGTGCCATGCAGATCGCCGTCAGCCAGCCGCCGGCGCAGCTCGCCACCGCGGCGACCACGGTCACCGGGCAGCTCTACGTCGACGCCAGCCTGAACCTCTACCCGCCCACGGTGACCGTGGATCTGATCCAGCGTGGCGCGGTGAAAGCCACCAACACGCCGGCCGTTACCACGACCGGTGTCTTCAGCACGACGTTCCCGGCGAACACGCTCGCTGCCGCGAACACCGCCACTGCCAGGGTGTCCTGCACCTTGCCGGTGGCGACGGCAACTTCGGCCAGTTTCAACGTCACTTAACAGAACACGGAACGACCCAACTAACTCAACAGGAGTGAACATGCCGTATGTATCTGGGTTCCTTCGCACGCGTAGCGGTGGCGGCGAGATTGACAACACGTTGCCTGGCGGTGGCGAGATCGACAACACGCTGCCGGGTGGCGGCGGCTGGATCGACAACTCGCTGCCACCGCCTCCGGGCCTCTGGCCGCCGCCTGCGACCATCTGGCCGCCCATCGCACTGCCGCCGGATTATCCAATGCCGCCTGGCGCAATCTGGCCGCCGGTGCATCCGCCTGTCGCGGGCATGCCGTTGCCAGGGGGACCGCCTGGACACGCTGGCACGCCGCTGCCGCCAGCACCGGGCCGTCCAGACGCGGGCTTGCCACCAGCACCAGCGCGTCCTGACGCGGGCTTGCCGCCCGGAGGTGTCGCTGGTCATCCGCTGCCAACACCACCGGGTCACGCCCCCTCGGGCAAGTTCCTTGTGGCAATCGTGGCGGCGGCAGCCGGTGGTCTCAAGGTGATTGGTTACACTGTCGTTGATCCTGGCTTGGCTGTCGGCATGCCGTTGCCAACGCCTCCCGTCACGGTCACGCCGCCGATCCAGCCGACGCCGGAACCGCGTCGGGGCTAATCGTAAGCAAGGGGAATTATTCTGGCATGCTGAAAACTGTCCTGCTGGCCGGTATCGCGAGTGTTCTCGCGATACCGGCATCCGCCACCCTGATCCTCGATGAGAGCGTCAATGGCGGCGGCTTCACGACGCTCTGCTCTGGCGGCCCGGCGTGCAGTCCCGGCGTCACCTTTACCGATCCGGCCGGTATCACGTTCCTGATCCTGGGTGCGTCTTCCAATGCTCCTGGGACGCCAACCAACGGGGACGTGACACAAGCCGCCGTGCGCGTCACCAACAGCTCCGGCGCGACGCAATCGATCGTGCTGCGCGCAGGGGATACCAACTTCACCGCGCCCTCGGGCGCCACCACCCTCAGCAACAACATCAGCGGCACGGTGATCACTGGCAGCGCCGCTAATCTCTTTTCGTCCACCGCGTGCGCTAATCCGTCCGACGCGCAGAACAGCTGCGCTGGCGCGTTCACCACTCCGGTGATCAACAGCAACATCACGCAGAGCAACAGCAGTGGCGCGAACAGCAACAACCTGTCGATCGCCAACCTGCTTGCGCCGTTCTCGCTCACCGAGGCGCTTAACTTCACGCTCGGCGCGGGGAGTGTGATCACGTTCTCTGCCAGCGCGGATGTGGTGCCGGCGGGCGAACCGCTGGGCCTGGCGGTGCTTGGTGTCGGGCTGCTGGGTCTCGGCATGGTGCGTTCGGTACGACGGTGACACCCGACGTTGTCCGCTACGAGGCTGTCCTCAAGCGGTTGATCGCGGTCACCGAGGCGGAAACCTCGATGCTCGCGTTCACCCGCTTGATGATGCCCTCGCCGCGCTACCCCGACGATCCCGACCACTCGCGCTACGAGGTGCAGCGGTTCCATCAGGTCATCTGCGCGGCCCTGGAAGAACTTGCGGCTGGCCGGATGCGGCGGCTGATCATCAATCTGCCGCCGCGGCACGGTAAAACCCAGCTCGCGTCCAAGATGTTCATCGCCTGGTTCGCGGGCCTGCACCCTGAACTCTCCACCATCTTCGGCACCTATAACGAGAAGTTCTCCCAGGACATCGGCCGCGCGGTGCGCGACATCATGGTCTCGCCGCCCTATGCCCAGGTGTTCCCGAACACGGTCCTCAAGGACGATAGCAAAGCCTCTGACCGTCTGGAGACCACTCAGGGCGGCATTCTCGCCTTTGTGGGTCGCGGCGGCACCACCACGGGGCGCGGCGGCGATCTCCTGTGCATCGATGACCCGATCAAGGACCGCATGGAGGCGGACAGCCCGACCATCCGGGATACCCTCTGGACGTGGTTCACCCAGGTCATCGCGTCTCGCCTGATGGACGAGACAGGCCGGATCATGCTGATCCAGACGCGCTGGCATCAGGACGATCTGATCGGCCGCCTGACCGACCCGCACAACTCATACTATGACCCCGAGGAAGCGGCCGAGTGGCACATCATCGATCTGCCGGCGCTGGCGTTCGATGACGGCAAGGACCCCCTCCATCGCGAAGTGGACGAACCGCTCTGGCCTGGCCGCTTCGGCAAGACCTATCTGCACGCGCTCAGGCGCCGGGACCACCGCGGGTTCAGCGCGCTCTATCAGGGCCGGCCGTCACCCGCCGGCGGCACGTTCTTCTCGGTGGACTGGCTGCACACCTACCGGCCGAACGAACTGCCCTCGAACTTGCGTTGCTACGCGGCGTCCGATCACGCTGTCGCCCTCAAGCAGGGCAGCGATAAGACCTGCCTCATGGTGATCGGCGTCGACAAGGACGACACGATCTGGGTGCTGCCCGACTGCGTCTGGCGACAGATGACCGCGGAACAGACCACCGAGAGCATGCTGCGCATGATGAAGCTGCATAAGCCTTTGTTCTGGTGGGCTGAGCGCAGCCACATTTCTAAGTCGATCGGTCCGTTCCTGCGCAAGCGCATGCTGGAGACGCACACGTTTTGCAGCCTGATCGAGATGCAGCCCATCGCGGACAAGCAGACCCGGGCGCAGTCGATCCAGGGCCGCATGAGCATGGGCAAACTCAGATTTCCCGAACGCGCGCCCTGGTGGCCGGCGGCGCGCGACCAGATGCTGAAGTTCCCCTACGACGCGCACGACGATTTCGTCGACACGCTGGCCTATATCGGCCTCGGCCTCACGCTGCAGGTCAGCGCGTCAGCCGAGCGCCGGGACAAGGACGATGACAAGCCGGACGAACACACGTTTGGCTGGCTCAAGATGCAGCGCGACCAGGCAGAGCGCAGCGTTCGTCTGGGCTTCGCGTCAGGAGGCTGGTGAGATGTGCTTCTCGGTCCTCTGGCTGGTGCAGTGGTTGATCGCATTGGTGATCATCGCCGGCATTATCGCCATAGCGCAGCACCCTGAATGCGCCACCTACGGCGCACACATAGAGGTCATAAAGAAACCAGATGATCACGATGATCGCGATCGATGTCGGGCATGATGGGACCACCTACGGGACCACCGCCCGGCATGGGACCACCGGGTATGGGTAGTCCCGCGAACAGCATGCAGCTCGATCCGACCCCGGCGACAGTCTCCCAGGTCCCCGGCACGGGTCAGCCCACCTACGTCCAACGTGATCGCCCGGTCCCGGACGACCCGCGGCGCAAGCTGGTCAACCGCTGGCAGGACAAGGTCAAGCGTGCCAAGCGGCACTGGCGCACGCAGTTCCGCCGCATGCGCGAGAACATGGAGTTCTGTGAGGGCCGTCAGTGGCCCGAGATGGCCAAGACCGAGAAGCGTGACGATCGCTATGTCGCGAACATCTGCATCCGCCACGTCTTGCAGCGCACCGCGGAGCTTTACCCGAACAACCCGACGATGCAGGCCAAGACCAAGCCGCGGCTGTTGGCGCAGACCTGGGACGGCACGCAGATGCAGCTGCAGCAGGCACAACAGTCGGCCTTGATGGCCTCGCAATCCGGCCTTCCGCCCGATCCGCACAGCATGGCGATCCTGCAGGACGCCGCGATGATCAAGCAGTTCGACGAGATGATGGATCGCGTCGGACGCACGCTCGAACTGATGTATGAATACAACATCGCGGAGCAGACCCACTCGTTCAAACAGTCTATGAAGATGTCGATCCGCCGCGCTATCATCACGGGGGTCGGCTACGTCAAATTAGGTTTTCATCGGGCCATGCGGATGGCCCCCGAGATCGAGAACCGCATCGCCGATATGTCCGAGCGCCTGGCCAATATCGAACGCCTGGCTGCCGACCTCTCGGACAAGGAGATCCAGCCTGACAGCGCGGACGCCGAAGAACTCCGCATGGCGATCAAGAGCCTCGCCTCCGAGGGCCAGCTGGTGGTCCGCGAGGGGCTGACTTTCGACTATCCCGACAGCACGGCGATCATCCCGGACGTGCGGTGCCGGACCCTTCGTGGCTTCCTGGGCGCCGACTGGGTGGCGCAGGAATACCTGCTCAGCCCGGACGAGATCGAAGAAATCTACATGGTCGACGTGGGGACCGGGTACACGGCGTACAACGAGGACGGCAACTCGACCGGGTATGAACCGGCGGCCGAGCAGCACTATTACGCCGGCTATGGTGGGACCAATGACGACGGCGGTGGTCCCGCGATGCCCTGGGCCTGCGTCTGGGAGATCTGGTCCCGTAAGGACGCCACGGTCTACGTGGTGTGCGACGGCTACCCGGACTTCCTGCAGGAGCCGACCATGCCGGATGCCGAGACCACGCGGTTCTGGCCGTGGTTCTCGATCGTCTTGAACGAGGGCTACGACGAGAAGTCGCTCTACCCGCAATCCGACATCGATCTGATCCGCGACATGCAGCTGGAACTCAACCGCTCGCGCCAGGGCTTACGCGAGCATCGTCGCGCCAATCGCCCGAAGACCGCGGTCGCCGCGGGCCTCCTGGAGGCGCCGGACCTGGAGAAGCTGCGCACCCACCCGGCGAACGCGCTTCTGGAACTTAACGCCCTGGCGCCCGGCCAAAAGATCGAGGATGTCTTGCAGGTCATCAAAATGCCGCCCATCGATAGCGCGGTCTACGACACGGCTCCGGTGTTCGAGGATGTCTTGCGCGTCCTGGGCAGCGACCAGGCGGATCAGGGGACCACGTCTGACGCCACGGCGACCGAGGTGTCGGTCGCGCAGTTCAGTCAGAACACCGACCTCAGCTCCACGATCGACGACATCAACGACATGATGACCGAGCTGGCGCAGGCGGCCTCTCAGCTCCTGGTGCTCAACGTCAGCCAGGACACCGCGATCAAGGTGGTGGGACCAGGGGCGGTGTGGCCCATGCTGAATAAGCAGATGGTCGCTGACAACGTCTGGCTGGAAGTCAACATCGGCGCCAACGGGCCGCCCAACCGGCAGGAGGATGTCCAGGTCCTCACCCAGCTGGTGCCGATCCTGCAGCGCATCCCTGGGATCAATCCCGAGTGGCTGGCCAGACAACTGATCCGCCGCATGGGTGATGACATCGATCTGACCGAGGCGTTCGCCGAGGGCACGCCCAGCATCGAGGCGATCAACCAGATGATGGCGCGGCCTCCGGCGCCGCCTGGGGCGCCTGGTCCTGGGGCGGGTCCCGGTCCCACTGGTGCCGGCAGAGGGCCTCCACGGCCTCCTGGGCCGGGCCAGGACCCCAATGCGCAGGGGCCGGTCGGCATGACCAACGCGATGACCGGTCCGGGCACCCAGGGACCTCTCGGCCCCCACGTTCCGCCGCTGCAGGTCTACGGTAACAACGGCAACCGTCCGGGGCCGGGAACCGGGCCACCGCGCGGCTTTATGACGGGCGGCGGACCCCCGACGCCGTGAGTTATCTCGCGACCGAGCCGCATGTTCACGCCGGCAAGTCGATCGAGACTGGGCACTGCGTCGCTTATGTCCAGAAGGCTGCCGGAGCGCCACCCACGCAGTACTGGCGCCGTGGCGAGCGGGTGCGTGACGCTGAGGACGTGCCCACCGGTACCGCCATCGCCACTTTCTCACAACGTGGTCGATACGAGAACCGCATGGATGGGTCCTCGCACGCGGCGATCCTGGTGTTCCGCGAGGACCAGGGGCTGACCTGTTGGGACCAGTGGAAGGGCAAGCTCGTGAGCCAGCGTTTGATCCGCTACACGGGTGGCGTGGGACCAGCCTGCGATGACGGGGACCAGTATTACATAATCGAGCCGACCGATAATGACCGAAGCTGAAGCCAAGGGCATCGTTGGACTGAGCAAGCAGCTTGTTACGGCGTTGCCTGCTCAGTTCCTTCTGTTGCTACTGATCAACATCCTTCTGGTTGGCGGCTTCGTCTGGCACATGGATAGCCAGTTGGATGCGCGTGAGCGCGTGCTGATCAAGCTGGTCGAAACCTGTGGCAAGTGACGATAGCACGACTTATGGTGCCTTTGAGGGATTTCATGGACTTACACCCGATCGACCGCATCGCCGTTCCGCCTGGTTGTCCCTGCGATTTCCGCTATGAAGGTGTCCAGCCAGTCGTGCAGAAATGCCGGTCGTGTGGCCGAGAGATCGGCAGTTGGACGGCATGTCCTGACTGTCCAGAGCCGCCAAAGGGAGTTTCAAAGGATTATGAGCGACGATCCTCCAGTCATACTGACTAAGGCGGCATTCCGTCGGTTCTGGTTTCGTTACTGTGAATACGCCCCAGAGGAGAAGCTGATCGAGTATGCCGAGAAGGACCCTGACGCCAGCGCGGCCCTTGGCGCAGCGGAAGATGAGATCGCGGAATACTGGCCGATGCTAGTCGAGGAATGTCGCCGAAAGGCACCATAATCACCAATATCGTTCCATCATCTGACAGATAAGGTCTTCGTCATAGTTCGTCTCGTCCGTGGCTTGTGTGTCATGCACTAGACACAAACACAACACAGGCGCATAACCCGTTGCTGGTCCATAGGATCGGCAAGCCTTGTCAGAGACCACGACCACAACGGACGGCCCAGCCCCTTCAGACGCGCCCTCGTCCAGCGCCGTCGATACGCCCAGCGCGCCCGCGCCATCGGACGCGCCGGCTGACAGCACCCCGCCCTCGTCAGGCACCGACAGTACTGCGCCTTCGTCAGGCGACAGCCGCCAGTCCGACCGCGATGGATTGCTTGCCGCAGTCCGCAAGGTTGTGGAGACTACGTCCGAGCCTTCAGCCGTCCCCTCAGCAAAGACTGACGCGGATGCCGAAGGTGGGGATAAGTCTCCCGGGGACCAGGCAGCGGCTCAGGGACAGTCCGGGGACCAATCCCCGCCGGAACCCGCCAAGCCCGAACCCGACGCAGATCCGACCGAAGCTGATCTAAAGAAGCTCCGGCCGGAAACCCGCCGGCGCATTGAACGTCTCATCGCGCAACGCAATGAGGCCCGTCAGGCCCATGAAGCGATCCAGCCGGAGCTGACCCAGCACCGGCAGCTCCAGGGCTATCTGCAGCAGCACCAGTTGGCGCCCGACGATGTCAACATGCTGCTGGGGGTCGGCGCTTCGTTACGCCGCGGCGACTACCAGGGCTTCCTGAACGGCGTCATCCCCTACGTGATGGCGGCCCAGGAGGCACTGGGACTGCGCATCGCCCCCGACATTCAGAAGCAGGTCGACGAGGGGGTGATCGACGAGAACGCAGCCAGGGAACTCACCCGTACGCGGCACCGCGCCGCGCAGGCCGAGGCCAAGCTGCAGGACGTAAATCGGGCGGCGACCACCTCTCAGCAGGTCCAGCATGTGGAGCGTATCCGCAGCACCGTGGACACCTGGGAACAGGACATCCGGCGACGCGATCCCGACTATGCCCAGATCGAGGGTGCTGTGCGTCGCTATGCGCAGGGTCTCCTGCAGGAGCGTGGCTCGCCACGCAACGATCAGGAGGCGGTGGCGCTGGTGCAGGCGGCGTATGACGAAGTCCGATCCATGTTTGCCCAGACGCGTCCCGCGCCTCGGCCGACACGGCCTGCTCCGTCCAGCATCCATGTCGCAACCGGCACGCAAAGCGCCGATCCACGCAACTTGAAAGAGGCGGTGGTGATGGCGCTCAGCAATATGCGGCGTGCCTCCTGACATGGTAAAGCAAAATGGCCTTCACGGCAGGAGAACTCACGAATATCGCTAACGCTGCACTCGACTTCTACTACAACAAGGGAGATACCTTCAAACAGAGTATCCAGGCCAAGCCGCTGCTTCGCATGATGGAAGCCGGTGCCAAGTCCTTCCCCGGTGGCAAGGGCAATATCAGCCTCGCGGTGAAGGGTGATTACGGCGCTGGCGGGACCAACGACCACGTCGTTGGCTATACCCACAATGACACGGTCAATTTCTACACCCCGGCGAATATCAAGCGGGTGAACTACCCGTGGCGTGAGCATCACATGGGCCTCACGCTGACCCACACGGAACTCAAGATCGACGGCATCAGCGTCACCGATGACGCCGGTGACGGCAGCAGCCTGTCCAATCACTCGGATCGCGATGTCACGGTCCTGGTGAACCTCTTGCAGGACAAGCTGGAGGACTTTGGCGAGCAGTATGCCCGGTCCATGAACAGCCTCATGTGGGGCGACGGCACGGGTGACGCTAAGGCCCTCGCGGGCATGCAGGCGATCATCGTCGACGTGCCGAACACTGGCTCGCTGGGCGGCCTGGCACGCACCAACACCTGGTGGCAGAACCGCAGTGCCACGCCGGCTTATGGTACCGCCGGTGGCCGCGCCGCGATCACTTCGGCGACCACGGCGGGTGGCGCTCTCCTGCAATTCCTGCAGAACGAGTATCGCCAGTTGATCCGCTACGGTGGCCGGCCGTCGAAGTTCCTCGCCGGCAGCGCCTTCATCAATGCGATGGAGATCGAGCTGCGCGCCAACGGTAACTACTCGATGACCGGTTTCACCGGCCCTCAGGACGGCAGTATGGGCAGCCTGAAGTTTATGAATTGCACCATTGAGTACGACCCAACGCTCGATGATCTCGGCCGGTCGAAGTTCGCCTACTGGTTCGACCCGCGGCACATCTATCTGATGAAACAGGACGGTGAGTGGGACCACAAGTTCACGCCCAGCCGGCCGTACAACCAGTTCGTCATGTACAAGTCGATGACCCATACAGGGCAAATGGTGGCGCAACAGGTGAACTCGGCGCTCGTGGTGGCTATCGCGTAGCGCCCGAGGGGCAGCGCCGGCGGCCTGCCAACCCGCGCCGGCGCTGCTTCGTTTCATGTGAAACACAGGAGAGAAGCCTATGCCGTCAGTCTCCAAAGCTCAGTCCCGCCTGATGCACGGCGTTGCGTCCGGCAGCATCAAAGGCTCTAGCGTGCCGAAAAAGGTCGCGCGTGAGTTCGTCGCGGCCGACAAGGGCAAAAGTCAGGCCAAGCTGCCCAACCGCAAGTCCGCGAGGGGGCGATAGCCATGCCCGCGTTCCATCTGTTGCGCTGTATGGTCGCTCTGGGCGGCGACAGCGGCACCACGGTCTATCGCCACCGTGCCCGGCCAATCGTGTTCCCCGAGCTGCCGATCCTGCAGTACCTGCATGGCGAGGAAGCCATCACCGACATCGCCGTGGTCGGTACCTGGGAGACCACCAACGACGAGGTGCTGGCCCGGCTGAACCAGACCTACGCACCGGAGGCGGTGCAGGCGGTGTTCCCGGGGAACCGTCCGCGGTTGCCCTTATCGGACGCTTCGCTCCCGCGTTGCACACTGCCGGTCTACAAGCCGCGGCCGACCCGGCCGGACAATCCCGATCCAAGGCTGAAGCCGCTCGATCAGTTCACGATAACGCCGGACATGCCGGTGCTTGATCCGCCCGACCTGCCCTCGGAGGACGAGCCGACGCCGGACGAGATCGCGGCGCATGCACAGGACGACGCCGATGACATGGGACTGGCCGATCCTGACGCTGGCGCTGGTCCTGATGGTCCTGAGCTTCCTGATCAGATGATGCCTCGTCCCGGGGACCAGCCACACATCGTGCGCGACACACTTGGCCGCGGCTCGTCCCGTCGCGCCGGCGCGGCACGCGCTCCAGCGACGCTGCCTGACGTGAACGCCGGCAGCAGTCATTCGCCGGCGTTCTTCGCTGGGCATCGGAGCCGTCCCTGATGGGCAAGCAGCTGCGCGACATGCTGACCGATCTCCGCGCTGAGATCGGTCACTCGACCAATGTCGCGCACGGCATCAACGACCGCGACACGCTGCTCTACTACCTTAACCGCACGCAGCTGCAGTTGTACCAGGACTACGACTGGCCGCAGCTGATCATCGATCGCGACATCAAGCTGGAAGACGGCACGCGCTTCTACGACTACCCGGCTGATCTCGCTTTCGACGACATCACGCATATCTGGGTGCTGATCAACACGGTCTACAACGAGCTGGCCTACGGCATCGGTCCGTACGAGATGGTGCTGTGGAACTCGGACAACGGCTTCAAGTCCTGGCCTACCCGCAAGTGGATGCACCACGCGGACGACAACACGATGGAGCTGTGGCCGGTCCCCGACGCCAGCGCAGCCAGCGCCAACGCCATCATCCGGGTGCGCGGGACCAAGACCGTCTTCAAGATGATCAACGACAGCGACGAGGCGACCCTGCCCGACAACCTGATCGTGCTGTTCAGCGCGGTCGAGATCCTGCAGCGGGACGCCGCCAAGGATGCCGCGCTCAAGCTGCAGAAGGCCAACGAGGCGATGCGGCGGCATCGGGTGCGGCAGTTCAGCCACAAGCAGGTCCGCCCCATGGCGATCGGCGGCGGCGGTGGCGACGCGCAGTCGCGGCCCGGGCACCAGCCGGTCCTGGGACTTGACTACGTGCCCCCGGGGTACGGAAGCGGACCTGGGTCAGTGCAGCACTGATGCCTGATAGCAAGGTCTTCTCGGTCACTGACTTCAAAGAGGGTCTTGACGTGCGCAAGACCCCGCTCACCGCGCCCGGTGGATCACTGCGTATCCTGGAGAACGCGGTGATCAACCAGGGCGGCGAGATCGAGAAGCGCCTCGCTTTCGTGCTGATGACGACGATGCCGGCGGGCTGGATTTATCTGATCGGCCAGGGTGGCAATCTGCACGCGTTCTGCGTTGGTGGCGCTGCACCCATCCCGCCTGGGATAACGCCGGTGCCGATCGTGCCGCACACTCTGGAGGCACCGCCAGGAGGGGACACAGTCACCTGGATCGCGGACATCGAAGCGTACGGCACGTCGTTCTACGTCTGCGGCGTCAGTTCAACGCGCTGGTATTGCTGGTACAACGACGTGCTGGTGTATGAAGCGGACGGTAGCTTGAGCAGCGGTAGCTACGCGCGCACCTGGAAGTCCAAGATGTATCGGATCGACGGGGATTATCTGCGCTTCTCCGGGGTGAACAACCCGGCGCAGAATGACCCGGCCTCCGTCACGGAACCAGGCGCCGGCTTCATCAACCTGGCCCTCAACGACCCGGACGCTGAAGCTCTGGTCAGCATGGAAATCTATTACGCGCAGCTGGCGATCAGTGCCCGTCTGCAGACCCAGCTGTGGAGCCTCGATCCCGATCCGACCAAGGACACGCTGAGCCAGCTGTTGCGGATCGGCTGCGCCGCACCTCGCTCGATGGTGCAATTCGGCACCGGTGATGTCCTGTTCCTGTCCGATAGCGGCGTGCGCAGCCTGAAGGCGCTCTACGTCAACCTGGCTGCCAGCGTGTCGGACGTTGGATCGGCGATCGATCCTCTGCTGATCGAGGCGCTTCGTTTGAACCCGGGATATACCGGCTGGTGTGACGCCGTGGTGCAGCCGATCCAGGGGCGCTACTGGCTGTCTTATGTCAACACGATCTACGTGCTGTCGTACTTCCCCGCCGGCAGCATCACGGCGTGGTCGACCTTCAATACCGGCTTTCTGGTGAAGAACTTCGCGCTGGTCGGCAACCAGATGTTCGTGAACGACAGCAATGGCAACATCTATCTCTATGGCGGGCTTACTCATAACGAATACGACAGCACCAAGGTTATTGTCCGCACGCCGCATATGAGTGCCGACAGCCCGACCGAGAACAAGCGCATCAAGAGTTTCGACGTGATGTGCCAAGGCGCGTGGTCCATAAACATCGGCATGTTGCCCAACAACACCGAGGCGTTCGAGCTGGCCGCCAATATCACGAACAACACCTATGGCTTGATGAGCATCCCCTTTGCCGGTTACGGCACGCATCTGGGCATTCACATGGAGCATCAGGCCCCCGGACCGGCCGTGATGTCGGCGCTGCATTTCAATCTGCAGGCAGGGGTCGTCAAATAATGGGTGTCGTCAATGCACACGAGGTGACGCTTGAGGGCCTGACCCACATCGTGCGCAACATGCGCGAGCGGGACCGGCGCGAGATCTTCGCGCTGCGCTGGGACGATGACGAGGACGCGCTGATCCGCGACATCCTGCATGTCGCCGGCGCGATGTGGCGGGTCTGGACCTGGGACGGCGAGCCGGTCGCAGTCAACGGCGTGATCCCGATGCGCCCCGGCGTAGTGATCTGCGGCGCGTTCGGCACCGACAAGTGGCGCCTCGCCTTACGTCCGATCACGCACTGGTCCCGCGACTTTATCATCCCGGCGCTGCAGCACGCGAACTATCACCGCGGCGAAGCTTATGTCCTGGCCGCCAACACCGACAGCCGGCGCTGGATCGAGATGCTGGGTGGCAAGATCGAGACGCTGTTGCAGGGCTACGGCCGCAACCGCGAGGACTTCCTTCTCTACGTCTGGGACCTGACCAGGAGCGACGATCATGTGCATCGGCGGCGGCCACGCCAGCAGCGGCCCGCAATACGGGATGACGCCTTATGTGGACCCTCAGACGGGACAAGCCCAGTACTACTACACTGAGGTTGGCGTTCCCGGGGAATACGCTGCGCGCGGGGCACAGACCGTGACGCAGTATCAGACGATGGCGAGCCAGGATCTGAGCGACAAGCAGATCAAGGCGCAGCAGGACATCGCGCAGCAGCAGCAAGAGTTCAATCAGCAGATGGCTGACGCCCAGAAGGCGCAGTACGATCAGCAACAGCAACAGGCCCAGGACCAGGCCGCGCGGCAGAGCGAATACGATACCGGGCGGGCGCAGGCGCTCAGCACGGGCACCGACCAGATCAACCAGGCGTTCGCCAAGTTCTCGCCGGATTACTTCAATCAGTACGCCAAGGACTACATGGCCAAGGCGCAGGACGACATCACCTATCAGCAGAACCAGGCGCAGAAGGACCTGGCCTTCAGCCTCGCCCGTCAGGGCATCTCGAACAGCCAGGCTGGGGTCAATCAGACGGGCCTGATCCAGGAGACCGCCGGGCGTGCTGCCGCCGTGCAGACACAGAACGCGCAGGAACAGGCCAACGCGCTACGCTCCAACGTCGCCGGCGCCAAGCAGAACCTGCTGGGCCAGGTCACCGCGTCCGAGAGCATCGGCTCCCCCATAGCGGGCAGCACCGAGCAGGACGTGAACGCGGCACTGAACACCCAGAGATCAGCGATCTCGGGTATCACCGCCAACGCTGGCGACGTGGTGGCCAGCACGTCGGGCGTGCCCAGTGTCAGTCCGCTGGCGAACATCTTCTCGGGCGTCCTGGGCGGCGCCGGCAGCTTCCTGAGCGGATCGCAGGCGGCGCAGGTCCAGGGCGCGTTCAACCGAGCCTACGGTGTGACCGGGACCAACCCAAGCGCGAGCAGCACGCGATGAGGCAGACCCATGTGTGAACCGATCTCAGCCGGGATTGCCGCAGGCGTCGGGGCGCTGGCCACGGTTGCCGGCACTGTCATGTCATCGCAGGCGCAGTCTGCGCAGGCGCGTGCCATCGCGGCGCAGAACCGCGCCACGATGCAGGCGCAGCAACAGGGCTTCACCGAGCGCCTGCGTGCGGGCCAGGCGCAGACCGCGGGTCAAGCCGCGGCGATGCAGCAGACCCTGCAAGACCAGACCGCGGCAGCGCAGCAGATGCGCGACGCGCAGATGAGCGCGCTCAAGGGTTACCAGAGCACCCTCGACACCGAGAACGTCCAGGCGGCCAAGCTGCGTGATACCGGCGACACAGCCGCCCAGACCCTCCTGGGACAGACCACTGGTCCCGCGCTGGATCAGGCGCAGACCACGTCAGCGGCCCAAGCCGCAGCTCTCTTGCAACCCAGCCTGCCCCCGGGACCACAGCCGACTGACCCATCGGGCGGGAACAACGCGACTACCAGCGACCCGAACTACCAGTCGGCCTTGGCCCGGCGCACCGCCGAGGCTGCCACCAACATCCGCACCTATGGCGGTCGGATCGGCCAGGTCGAGAGCTACAACGCGCCGCTGGAAGCCATCAACCTCGCCACCAGCGCGAACAAGACCGGCATCATGCCGGCGCAGACCGCGGACTATCTCCTGCGCTCCGGCAGCAACGTGCGTCTATTGCCCTCTCAGGTGGCCTACGGGGCCGCCACAGGCGAGGGACAGGCCGCCCAGGGTCTGCTGCAGTCGCGTGGGCAGAACGCCCTGGACGCGGCCTCGCTGTCCTACGGCAATGCCACCGACATCGCCAACCTGACGCAGAGCGATGCCGATACTCTGGCGGCCAACAAGGCGAAGCAAGCCACGGCTGACGCCCAGTTCCAGCAGAGCCTGGGCGGCCTGGTCTCGGGGATCGGCAATCTCGGCCTTTACGGGGCCGGGCGCTATGGCGATCTGTTCGGCAGCGGTATCGATACTGCGGCTAACGCCAATTACCAGGCAGGTGCGTTCGCGACGCAGCCGTCCGGCACATATGGTCCGTTCAAGTAGAGGCGCCCTGAACCATGCCCTTCTTCAACACCGGCAACGCGCAGTGGGACCAGGGCTTCAACACGCTGGGCGG